TCATATGCCATAGTCAATGCAAGTTCAATCAGTTTCATCTTGTCTTCCAAACGGTCAACAAGTTCTACGTCAACGATATTGTATTCAATAAACTTTTGCCACCCTTTAGTATAGAAATCTTTGAAGGTGTCAAACTCAGAGTGATCTAGTTTCTTTTGACCTAACTCCACCTCTGCTATGTAGTCAAGACGATATGACTCTTGTGCTTTATAAGTAAACTTCTTATACAGATCGAGATAATCAAGTTGAGTCAATCCACCGACATCAAAGGTGACATGCTTACGACCCTGTATATAAATTTCACCCTCAGTCACAAGTCCCCAGTTGGAAAATCGTTTCATCAACTTTTCTCCAAGCACCCTGTTAAGACGCTTACAGATGTATGGGATGTCAAATAGTTGGATGTTCCAACCAGTCACCACATCAGGAACATCCTGCATCCAATAATTGATGAAGTTACTAAGTAATTCATGTTCCGAAGGACAATGATGATAAGTAACATTTTCTTGTCTATTTAAGAAAGGTTTAACACCCCAAGTTACAATCTTTTTAGTTGTGTAGTCTTGAATTGTAATGGCAAGAATCTCCTCTGATGCAGATTCCACATTTGGAAATCCGTATTCAGCAGTCGTTTCAATATCAAGAGTGACAAGTTTAATCTGACTGATGTCAAATTTAATCTCATCCTCAGGATACTTTTCAGAAATATATTGATAGATATATCGATCATTGCCATAGATCTCAAATCCATCTACTTCATCATACTTCTTGTAAAAATCACGACAATCACGAACTGTACCAGGATGTATCTCCTCTACAGAATCTCCACTTAATGTTTGATATTTTGAATCTCTCTTTGATTTAACATATAGAGTAGGAAAAAACTCATCTCTGTGTTCATATCTCCTACCATTTTCAACTCCTCTAACGAGAACTTGATTACCAATCAATTGAACATTAGTGTAGAAACGCATTACTTAATAAGTTCTTCGTATTTTTCAACTAGAGTGGGCATGGGTTCTGTAAGAGTAATAATCTTATCAGAACTGATCATAAATTCGTCTTGACGTGACACAGAAACTAACCAAGGTTCTAATGTACCATCATCTTTAAGTAGAAAGGGGTTAGTCATTTTACAGTCGGGTTCACCGATGTCTGCGCCTACTTCATCAATCTGAGTTATCAGAATCTGATTGTTCGTCAGTAGTAGTGCCTTGATTGTCTTTTCCATAGTTTACGATGTTTTCATTGTACATTTCTTTTAGTTTAAATGCTGGTTCTACCATTGTTACTACCCAGTCAGAAGGGATAGGAATAGTTTCCTCTGCAGACAGAGGAATCCAAGGAAACAATGATACTTCATAACCTGCTTTCTTTATATTTCCCTGTTGCATTTCAGGAATCACATTAGGATCCCTCATCTTAATCACACACGGGCGATTGAGATAATATCCAACTACTCTACGCTTATCACCTTCCCCAAATGTCATTTCTGCAACATCTGCAACCATGTCCTCACCAGACTTCAGGAGTAATAGTTTAATAGTCATGATTCTACTTTCTCTTCTTCTTTAACTTTTTGCTTATCTACTTTAACTTCTGTAGGAAGTTCGGGAATAGGTTTGTACTTACGATATCTGACAGTCTCAAAGGTTTCAAAAACTTCCTCTGGATTGCCATAGCAAGTTTTCTTACGGATCTCTACAATTTCATCATAGGGATCTGATTTAATATCATCCCATTGACGATGTGCGTTCTCAGTGATCTTACGACTGATTACTTCATAGTCAACACCATCACCTGAAACAGGTAGAACGACATCAACATACTCTTTCTTCTTGGGTGCCATGAGACATTTTAACTACAAGAGTATTCTACCAAGAAAAAAGAGGGGCGTCAACTGGATTTTGCCAGTTGCCCCTCTGCGGCGACGATATTTACAAGGTAGCCACCACTATTTAGAACCAATCTTTACGCTTATGTGCTTCAGGAACAACCTTACCAAGAACAATGCTCAACAACCCATCCTCAAAGCTAACTGATCTAACTTCCGTCTCATCACTGAGGGTCCAAGATCTGGTGAAAGATCTTTGAGCCACTCCTCTGTGGACATATTCCGTTCCGGTCTCTTTGTCTTCTTTTTGTCCTTCGACAAAAAGTTTTCCGTCTTGTGTGTAGACATAGACTTCTTTTTTACTAAATCCTGCTAGTGCTAGTTCTAGTCTCGATTCTACATTACTAACCGTGACTAGATTGTATGGGGGATAGTTAGTAGTTGTCTCGTGAAGGTCAAACAACCTACCAAAGTATTCATCCATACCAATACTGTTCTTATTTATGCGATCTAATAGAGCAGGCAGATCCGCAGCAGTGTAACGTGCAAGGTTTCCCATTTGTACTTCTCCTTTTAAGCGAGATTTGATTGTGTGGACCCCGAAGGCATCCTTTGGCGTCAAAGGGGGAGATAAACCCCCTTTCCTCTGACATTACTAATTATACAACATATGAAAAAAAGAGGAACGGTGATAACCGAACCTCTTTGTAGGGTGTTCCGATTGTAGAGTGTGTGCCGCACGAAAGACACAACTTATTTAGTGTTCGTGCTCATCAAATGTATCATCTAATTGTTTAGATGGTGGTCCAAACGATAGGTAAATACCGTATGAAGTCATCACCACCATTGCCAGACAGATTATAACAATTATATTCATTCAGTCTCTTGTGTCTTCCCTTTCTTACCGATATTGTATTTCTGCTCCAAAATCCAATCGGATTTGTCCTTATATGCCAACACTTTGATTTGATTCAGAGGAGCAATATCAGTTACAGAATCCTCCTTAACAACGCTAATCAGACCCCAGTCAGATAAGAGTCGTGCAATGCGATTACGGCGCTGTACGTCGTTTACAGTGAGGTTTGCATGCTTTCCATCCAGGGCAAACAACTCCTTAAAGTGAACGATGAAGTATCTCCCCTGCTTATGAAGAATATGGCAGGACTGATAGAGTTTCTTTTCCTTTCGGGATGCGACTCCAATTCGCGTCAGAGTTTCACGCACCTTCAAGAAATCATCGGGTTCGTTAAGTAGCACCTCAACCATTTGATCTTGCGACCACTGTACTGTGGGTTCAACCGTAGTACTCATTTTATTCCTCCAGTGTCAAGTCGTTGTTTAATAAAATCGATCTGTTCTTTAGTCAGGATTTTTAAAGCTTGAGATGCCTTTTCATTACTGTATCCATAATACTTTTTGATACATTCTAGGTCCGTGACTTTATCCTTACGGAGCCAGGGAGAGAATCTCTTTCTTTTCCTCAAAGTATTTAGATAAAAAGAATATTGCATATCTTTATCTAAAAAGTTATACATATTCATTTCATTAGCAAACATGACACAATCAAGGTGCCCAGACAAACAACGATTAACGATATATGGAGGGTAAGAGCTAATGTTCTCACTTAGATCTTCCTTATTAAAGTTAATAGAATTTAACCAATCTTTTAGTTCAACCATCAACCAGTCCTTCTTTCTTTAATTTTTGAAAGTTATAGCATCCTTCAAATGCAATCTTAATTTTTGGACCCACTTGATAATTAAAGAGTAAGAGTTCCTTTCTTTCTTTCTGCTCGCGCATGTAGTCTCCCACAGATCGCATGGTGTAAGTCAAGTCAAACTCACCCACTTCCCATCCTTCAAATCTTTCGCGAACTAAATTGGAAGAATTATATGATATTAATTGATGACTAATATGCCTATCACAATCGAGAGCAAAATCATCATGATTAAATCCATTATGCATGTTCCCTTTCTTACCATAGAGATTATCTTTGATATCATATGGAGGATCTAGATATGAGAAGACATCCTTTCTATCTGTAAGCAGTCCTTCATATGACCAGTTAGTAATCTTCCAGTTCTTAATTATCTCAGAGTATCCTGGAAGTTTTTCGATTCCTCGCATTGAGAAGTTGGAGACACTTGCTTGTCTACTGAAGGACGAGGATTCAGTGAGACCACTAAAACTGCACTTGTTAATAATATAAAAAGCAGCTGCACGAGATAAATCCGATTCAGTATAGTCATTAACAACTTCCTTTGATTTTACAAATAAACTCCTTGCCGAGTTCTCATCTGAGTGGCGAGATTTTAGATCTAAAAGATTATTATAAAGAGGAAGTCCCGCTTCAAGGTCATCCTGCAATACACGCCAAAAATTATAAAGGGGTCTATAAAAATCATTGACCCAAATATCCAAGTGAGGATACTTCTTGGTAATATATATCGCTACGCTCCCACCACCCAGGAAAGGTTCACGATACTCTTTGTAATTACGAAGATCAGGAAAATAAGGATCCATCTTGGTGCAAGCACGGGACTTGCCACCAGGATAGCGAAGAGGTGTCTTATAAGATTTCATCACACAATCAATTTTTTAGACGCTGGAGTAACAAGTTTACTCCCAAACATTTCATTGTACTTTTTACTAACGTCTTCCTGAACATCAACAACATAAACAATATGCTGTTGTTTCATAGTGACTTCAGGGTTGTCTGGATCAATCACAGTTGCCCATTGTGCAAACCCAACACCACTAGCATTAGGAAGAACTACAAGACCGTTTTTCACGGTGATTGTTTCATCATCCTGAGAAATAAGTTCAGCGATGATTTCTTCGCCAGTGACAATACGAATCAGTTTAACATCAAGCATGATCAATAAAAGTTAGGGACATCAGATTTATGGAGAAGAACCCCATCTACTTGATTGAGTAGATCTTGAATACCACCATGCAGAACACGATATCCGGTGCCAACATAGAGTTGACCTAAAACAACTGCTACTGTAGCAGTTCCCCAGAAGACATAATAAAATCTGGACTTTACTTGTGCTTTAATTTTGGTTTTCATTTGTTTCATAATTTTTAATTAATCGGTCAACTTGTTTTTTGTTTGTGCCACAAGGAGCATTCTTCAAACATAAGAGAATACATTCTCTATCAGAAATCAATGGTTTTTGTGTCCATACAATTTTGTCGCTCATTTAAAATCCCCCACCCCTAGACTTTTTCTTTT